ACTACAGGTTCTACAGCAGGGGCAGGATCTTCTACACCAACAACATACAATATAACAACGACTGCACCATCATCCAGTTACTACACACTTAGCGGGACTGATAGAAATGGTTCTGTTAGCGGTAATAATGCAGGAGTAGGTGTGTATGTTGGAGATACAATTAATTTCAATTTAAGTAACGTATCAAGTATTCACCCATTTTATATCAGAGTATCAAACGGTGGTAGTAATGTAACAACTCCAACTGCTAGTGGTCAAGGTTCTACAGGTAATGCAACAGTGTCATGGACACCAAACACAGCAGGAACATACTACTATCAGTGTGGTAATCATGGTGGTATGATAGGAACTATCACGGTGTCAAATGCACCTGGCGGTAGTGGTGGTATTGTAGTTGGTGGTATAAACTTATCCACACTATCACAGTCTGGTTGGTTAACTATTCAAGCAGAAAGTGCTCTTAACAATAGTATTACTATACAAGCACCTAACAATGCTACTGCAGGAACAACTGGTGGTGGATCAAATAACTATCTTGCATTGATTGATGCTGAAGGAAAGTCGCATGAGAGTCTTGATGGTGTGGTAACTACATCTGCAAGTTTAACATCTTCTACCGATGTGCAAGAAGCAGCGAACCAAAGTTCTCCTGTTGTTTATTATCCCGTAGATTCTGGTGTTGATTTTAACTACAATGGAACAGGTGCAACTCTAACCACAGCACGTGGTATGTTCTATCCTTTCATAGACACTAATGTAACTTGGCAAACATCATCTGGAACTTTTGCAGGAAGTCCATATGCTGATGGTGCTACTGTTAATTTAGATCTAGGTTTATCTGGGACAACGTTTGCTAACGAACCAACCTTTGAAGCATATACTTTAAGTGGTGATTCTATTGGTGCTACTGGTTTAACGTTTAACACATCTACAGGTAACTTGTCTGGAACAATTACATCTGATTATCTTGACACAACTTATAACTTTACAGTTACAGAAAATGTAACAGGTAATGCACAGTCATATGCATTCACTACAACTGGAACTGGTGTTCTAGTAACAGTTACACAGCAACCAACTGGTCAAACTATAGAAGCAGGATCTGGTGGAACAGTTAACTTCGGACCTGTAGCGGGTATTAGTGATGATGGATCTACAATCACATTCCAGTGGGAGTTCTCAGTTAACGGTGGTGTAGGTTGGGCAACAGTATCTAATGGTGGTGGATATAGTGGAGCAACTACAAATACACTGACTGTAGATGATGACTATGCTAAGAACAGTTATCAATATCGTTGTAAGTTAGAAACTAACACTACAGTTGCACCAGCTTACACAAACGCAGTTACACTAACGGTATTCAGAACAATTTCTGTAACTACACAACCAGTTGACTCTCAACCAATTGCTCCTGCTGCAGGATCATTTACAGCAACAGGTTCTACTCTAGATGGTGCTACTATTGCATATCAATGGCAAAAATCTGAGAATGGAGATGGAGTAAATTACTCCGATATAAGTGGTGGTAACTCTACAACGTATAATACTGGTTCTACAACATACGATGATAGTTACGGTGATTACTACCGATGCAAACTTTCTGCAACTGGTGCAAGTGATGTATTCAGTAACGCAGCAAGATTGTTTGTTCAAAGAACTATTAATATTACATCACAACCAACCAATACAACTGGTGCAGTAGGTGGAACATCATCCTTTGGTGTTGCTGCTACCACATCTGATAACGATGCAGGAGATATTACATACCAGTGGCAAGTATCTATTACAAACGGAGCATCGTGGTCTGATGTATCTGAAGGAACTGGTGGAACAACTACAACTTACACAACACCTACACTTACTACAGCATACGATGAATATCAATATCGTTGTGTTCTTTCATGTGCGGGTGCGACCACCACACCATCTAACGCTGCTACATTACAGGTAGAAACAGTAACAGTTGTAGTATCATCTCAACCAAGTTCTGATGCGGTTTTTGAAGGAACATCAGGAACATTCACTACATTAGGTGCAGTTACAATGTCACCTGTAGGTGGTAACGCTGCATCATCTTCATTCGAGGTAGATCAATTTGATACACCATCTGGAGGAGGTGGTGGTGAAGCAGGAGGTTTCTCATCACATACACCTGACGTAACATATCAGTGGGAAAAATCAGATGATGGTGGAGGCAACTGGTCAACACTTGGTGGAGCAACTTCAGCATCATATACAACAGGACTTTCAGTATATGCAGATGATAATCAAGATCAATATCGTTGTGTAATTTCTGCTGTTGGAGCTGTTGATGTAACTACAAACGCAGCGGTTTTAATAGTTCTTAGAACATATTCAATTACTGCACAACCATCAAATGCAACTGCAGATGAAGGTGGAACTGCATCATTCTCTGTAAGTGCAACTTCTAGTAGTGGCACTCCAACATATCAGTGGGAAAGATCTGATGACGGTGGTGCAAACTACACTTCTGTAGCTGGAGCAACAAACGCATCATATACAACACCAACATTAGTATTTGCAAATGATAATTTAGATCGTTATCGTTGTGTAGTATCTCTTGTTGGATCTCTTGAACAAGTAAATGGAACTCCCCTAGTTTCATCATATGGAGAACTAACTGTCTTACGTGTTATATCAATTCAAACACAACCAAACTCTACTGCAGTTATTGAAGGACAGACTGCAACATTTAATATTGTTGCATCTATAACCAGTGATACCATATCTTATCAGTGGCAAAAATCAACAAATGGTGGAGCAGCATGGACAAATATAAATGGTGCAAACTCAGCATCATATACTACTCCTGCTACAGTTTATCCAACAACTCCTGCTGAACAGTTCCGTTGTGTATTGACAAATCCTAATGCAACCACTTTGACATCCAGTGCAGCAACACTAACTGTAAATGAATCAGAATTTACATCACCACCCGCAAGTGTAACTCCAGTTGTAGATACGGATACAAACAGAACGTTCTCTAGACAACCTGTTATTAACACTGCAGCTTTTGTTGTAGAGTATGCGGGTCAAACACATTTCTCTAGTTTCTGGAGAATAAGAAGAGTTGTGGATAACGTAACCGTATATGATACAACACAGTCTTTTGCAAGTGGTGATACTGGTAATTTAACTTCACTGACTGTTCCTGTATCAACACTAGATTTTGATACTGCATACGCAGTTCAAGTTAAATTTAGAGACAACAATGGACTGGAGAGTGCATACTCTGCTGCAGTCAACTTTACAACACCTTTAGTTGACCAACCAGAAATACAGACCATTACTCCTGCATTTAATCCAACAATTAATGTAGATCCTATTGCAATGAAATCTGGTTATTCACATACATCTAGTGATTGGCAGTTTGCTCCTGCAGATACGTTTGCAAGTATTGTTCACCAATCTCTAGGTAACTCAACAAACTTAAATTCTTACACATTACCAGGTGCTGTTAACCTTGATGCAAATACTACATATTATGTAAGAATTAGATTCAACATCAATCCTACCTAACATGGCTAAACCCGCAACAAGACAGGGACTTATAGATTATGCATTACGTCAAAACGGTGCACCAGTCCTTGAAATAAACATAGAGGATGATCAGATAGATGATCTAGTGGATGATGCTATCCAGTTTTATAATGAGAGACATATGGATGGTTATATTAGAACTCATCTAAAAGTTAAGTATGATCAGTTGATGTTAGATGATATGACAACAGATACTGATACTACTGTTGCATCTGGAACATCATCTGGGCAAACTCTTACATTTAAAGAACAGAACAACTATATCAAAATGCCACCATACGTAACAACTGTGGTTAAGGTATTTGATTTTGTATCTAAGAATGTCACAAACTTATTTGACGTTAGGTATCAGTGGAGATTAAATGACCTTTGGGATCTTACACAGACAGAGATTCTTACATATGAAATGGTCAATAGAAGATTAGAAGATATCTACTATCTGTTAGAAGGACAGAAACAGATTAGATATCAGATGCGTGGTGATAGATTATACCTTGATCTAGATTTTAAAACTGATGTTCCTGCAGATCAGTTTATAGTTTTAGAATGTTATAGAGCAATAGATCCTAATCAATTTACAGATGTATACAATGATGTTTGGTTAAAGAGATATGTTTCTGCACTTATACAAAGACAGTGGGGTGCTAACTTAATTAAGTTTCAAGGAGCACAATTGCCAGGTGGAATCACAATGAATGGTGAGTTTATATACAACGAAGGTAAAGCAAAGGTAGAGAAACTAGAAGAGGAAATGATATCTCGTTACGAAACACCACCACTTGACATGATCGGATAATGGCAAGAACCACTTACTTTACACATGGCACTAGGAACGAACAGCACCTATTGCAAAATCTAGTAGAAGAGCATCTCAAAATGTTTGGGATGGATATTCTCTATTGTCCTAGAGAAATTATGCAAAAGGACGGTGTGTTTAATGAGGAAGTAATTGGTGAGTTTAATGATGCATACTTAATAGAAGCATACATGGAAAACTTTGATGGTTTCCAAGGTGGTGGAGATATACTTACAAAGTTTGGTGTAGCACAGACTGACGAGATAACTATGGTTATATCTCAGCAAAGATTCTCGGATCTTATATCACAATTCCTTCTACTTGATAAAGATTATCAAGCACCAGAAAGACCACAAGAAGGAGATCTGATATACCTTCCGTTAACAA